GTGCCGGAGCCCGCAGCGATCTCGACGCAGTTGCTGACGCCGTACTCGCCACCGGCCGCGTATCCGATATTCCAGCCGGCACGTTCGCCAAGTACTCTTCCGGCCTACTCAAGCTGGCCAGTCGCGTTCCAGGCCCCTACCGCCCCGAGCTTCGCATCGTCTGCGTCGTCGGACCCACCGGGATCGGCAAGAGCTACGCCATCAGGAACCGCTACCCCCACGCCTACCTCCCGATCTACGGGAACTGCGGACTGTGGTTCGACGGCTACACCGACCAGCGCGTCGTCATCTTCGAGGAGTTCGCCGGACAGGTCCAGCTCCAGAAGCTCCTCCAGATCCTCGACCCGTACCCTACGACGTGCGAATGCAAGGGGGGATCTGTCGCGGCTCGATACAACCTCGTCTTCATCACCAGCAACCGCAGCCCCACCGAGTGGTACAAGGACGACACCGGAGCCCGCGCCCCAGAGTTCGCCGCCCTCTACCGACGACTCGGACTCGGAGACCAGCGGGACGGACTCGGACCAGGCCGGTACATCCAGGTCGACACGCGCGCCGAACTCGGACCAGCCCTCGACGCCGCACTCGAGGGATGCGCAACTCAACCCGAGCCAGGCGGACTTCAAGGATGCACTCGACTCGACCCGCAAGCACCTGCGCAAGCTGGCCAGCCAGCACCGGCGGATGATGAGGATGTTCAACCGCTGGCTCGGCGACAGCGTCTCGATGCTCCCGCTCCTCAGGACGCACACCCAGTGCCCCAACTGGATCACTGACGCAGTACGCACACTCCCGACGCTGCGCACGGACGTCCAACACTGACGCACAAACACCTGTGACTAGATGAAAATTTCTAGAACCAAACCCCCCACGAACCCCCACTCCAACAATAGAAAATAAAAGCGGTTTGACCCTTTAGGGTTCAAAGACAAGACCTTTAGGGTTCAAAGAGGGCGCGAGCGAAGCGAGCGGAGGGCGTAGCGGAGCGAAGCGGAGCGGAGCGGGGGGGTGGGGGTGGGGGGGGGGTTTAGGGTGCCAGGCCGGGACTAATAGGGGGGGGGTGGGGGCGGGGGGGGGTTAGTGCCACTGACAAGCGACATAACTCGTTAGGGTTCAAAGACAAAAACCTTTAGTGTTCTATTTTTAGGCGTCCCGAGGTTGGGGACAGTACTACCCCAACCTCGGGCCACCTTGGGCCAAAGTGCATTTATACACTTTGCATCGTTTAGCCTACAACTCTAGTTTAGCAAGAAATAAATTGAGAGAGAAATACATCGTAACCGAACCATGGCAAAATACAGGCGTAGGAGGGGTGCGAGCTATTCGGTGAAAGCTCGAACGTGGTCAGGCTTCATGGGGACTGATAAGGCTGCAGCACGCGCAGGCCGTGCCGGAGCTGTTGCTGCTCTTCGTGGCATCGGAGTGAAGAACGTCGCGGTACGCGGCATGCAGCTTTCAGCTGGTGAGTTCAAGTCTGTCGACGTGACTGGGACTCCCGCCACGGACACTGCGAGCGGCGTCCTTCTCCTGAACGGGATGGCCCGTGGAGATGAAATCTTTGAGAGGAACGGTCGCGAAGTGACGATGAAGAGCATACAGCTGACCTGCCAGAACAACGTGACCACTGGCACCGGCGTGGACCAGACGCACCGCGTCCTGCTCGTGTACGATCGCCAGGCCAACGGAGCAGCCCTGACTGCCGCACAGGTACTGACCGCTGTAAACGTGTTCTCGCCACGCAACCTGGAGAACAGGCGCCGTTTCAAGATCTTGATGGACAAGAAGCTCACCCTGAACGCCTCGGGAGAGCCAGGATCTAACCGTGTTTGGACCTACTACAGGCGCCTCCGCCACCCGATCACCTTCAACGCGGGGGACGCTGGGACTGTCGCCGACATCACCACTGGATCGCTGTACCTGGTCGTAGTGGGGAACGCCGCCGCAGGACCCACCGCAGGAACCACCACCGTCAACTCGAGGCTGCGCTACCAGGACACTTGAATTGAATCAAGTCTGAAGCTGTGTCCCACGGCACACCCAATTGGACACTGGTGGGATGGTGACGTCACAAAGACACCCTCTCTACCAACTCTGAAGAAGCCAAGTCTGAAAGAACCCAACACGATTTTCGGCTTGAAAAGCAAAATGCGATTGACCTCGTGCAAACTTTACAACTCTGATATGGCAGAACGCACTTTCAAAGAGAGAAACCGAACTATTCGAAAATGATGGACCAGGAAATGATCGACGCCCAGTTTGCCCGCGGGATGGCCGCGCAGGCCCGCGAAGCCGCCGCCGCGCTAGCCCCAGCCGCAGCAGCCCCCCGTCAGCCTCCCCGTCCCCAAGCCAAATCCCGTCGCTGGGTGTTCACCCTCAACAATCCCCGCAGCCCCTACCCTCAAACGATGCCTCGAGGAGTCCGCTACTTCGTCTACCAGCACGAGCGCGGAGCCGCAGGCACAGCGCATCTGCAAGGATACGTCGAGCTCGAGCAGCACCAGCGCCTCTCGTACGTCGCTGGACTCTTCGAGGGAGACTACGCCGAGCCCCAACCCCGCGCCCACTGGGAGATCGCCCGCGGAACCGCCGAGCAGTGCGTCGCCTACTGCACCAAGGCCGACACACGAGAACCGGGTACGGTCGGAGTTACTCTTGGCTCTCCGGGAAGGGGTGCCGGAGCCCGCAGCGATCTCGACGCAGTTGCTGACGCCGTACTCGCCACCGGCCGCGTATCCGATATTCCAGCCGGCACGTTCGCCAAGTACTCTTCCGGCCTACTCAAGCTGGCCAG